CTGTTATGTTTTTCCAGATCATGTCGTGCTTGTAAAGCTTATCCTTTGATTTCAAAAGTGGAAAACACGGCAGATATTCATCTTGGCCGAGCAATTCACAAAATTTATATAATATATATGAATAACTCAAAAAATTTTTACGGTTTGATGGACAATGTTTCTCAAAAGGTTTTTGAATCTGACCAAACATGAGTCGAAGACGATCTTCGAGTGCTTGTGACATGGTTGGAGGTTGTACCCCGTTGAGAATCGTTGTGATGTACGGGGCGTGTTCGTAATACTTGTTCATTTGGATTTTTTTCAGCATTTCTCTCACTTTTCTGTGAGTGAGCTCACTTGTATCTTTTATTCTTTGTTTCTTCACCTCATCCTTCAATTGATTGATGAGTTCTTGTGGCACATTTGTAGACTCCTTGGCTTGAAATTGATTCACCCATTCATTGAAATGATTTTCACGCTTGTACGAGTAGACAATGTGGTGCTCCATGTGTTGCTCCTCTTTGAATCCAACTTCTTGGCTCTGAATATACTCAGCTCGTCCGCATTTTGTACAGACCATGTCGCTGGTGACCTCGTCGACAACTTGGGAATCTATAGACTTGCATGATGGACATATATTCACAGACGACGTCCTTTTTTCTTGAATGGGAACATCCTCCATGATGCTCATGTACTTTTCATAGACATCCTTCTTTCGTCCACCGGCCTCATCAAATTCAATCAGGAGAGGGATGCACGTCGCAATGTAATCGTACATTTCTTTTTCTGCAGCCCGGTCACCTTTATCTATCCTTTTCTGAAACTCTTTTAATTTTTCCTGATAGCGCCCTTCCATTTGTTTAAATATGTAGATTTCTTTTAGTTACAATGGACTATTTTCTTCCAAAGAATTTCCAGATACATCAGGTATTTAAAGGAACAGATGAGCTCATCCCAGTCCACAAACTTGGTCCTGGCGAAATTGGTCAAGTTGATTACTATTTTGGTGGAAAGATTTACAGACACATCGGTACTTGGCCCCCCGTGAATCGAACGCCTCAGTTTACAATTCCAATTGTAAAGGCTGTATTTACAGATGATGTGACACATGAATCTCATGTGTGCACTGAGCTGGTTCGAAAATACATGAGCGGCCCGACCAACTCACCCATTTCGTTTGATCAACGTGTCCCACGCCCGCACATAACAGTTTATTTTTTTGGCATGCGAGTCGAAGTCAAGTGGGTCAGGGTACGCAAGGTGACTGGAAAAATTCAGATGACAAACGTTCTTGGTCAGATTTCAACTTACATTGTCGAGTAAATCTTTTTCAAAACAACCTGAGTTCGACACATCGGGCACCGGTTAATTCGTGTCGTGCACTGCTCGCACATGACATGGCCACACGGGTCCATGAACGTGTCGATCAATCGCTCCATACAAATGGAGCACGTAAACTGAGCATATTTTCTGTGACCCGTATACACCAGTACGCTATCCATTGACTTTATTTTACCAGCAAGCTGTGCATTCTCAGCCTTTTTCTTTTCAAATTCATTTCGCTCCTTGTATACGTCAATGAGTCGTACAAGTTCCTCTTGAATCAAGGGATCGTGCACCACTGAAAGCGTTTGCTGCATGGATTGTATATCCGTCTTCATACGAAATATTTCAATTTCACTCAATTTGAACTGAGAAACAGTCTCTTTGTATACCTGCTTGTACTTGCACAGAATCTCCTCAAACTCTTTCCAGTCTGGAGACAGTTCCACCTCTTGAACAGGTTCTCCTCGTGGGATTCGGAAAACCGCCTCCAAGAGCGCATCCGACAAGTTCATTCTACTTTAGGTGCCAAGTAAAACTTTAACTCTCCGAGATTTGCGACGTTATATCTGAACACAATTGGCATATTCTCTGAATGCTGCATCAGCTGGACACTTGCACACAAACTTGTCGCCCGGGTGAACATGTTAATGTACTTGAGTGAAAATACATTTCCGATGGGTTCATCTGGCCCCGGCTCGTTGCATTCAATGACGGTTTTTTGATTTGCAAAACCACCTTCACACTCAAGTTCGATTGTATTCTTTGTTCGAATAATTCGAATATCCTGTGCGAGGTTGTGCATGTCTCGCGTGATGCGCTGAAAATCTATACTTGGAATAGTCGTCAAAATATCCATGTCAATTTCTGGAATTGACAACATATCATCATTTATATCCAACAACTTGAAATCAAATGAAGTTGATGATTTCTTGACACTATTCTCAATTCGAAATTTGAGAGCGTACTGGTCCTCTATGCTTATTGTGAGCGTATCGGTGTTGGTTACTGATTTTAACAATTTATATGTATTTGAAATATTCACCCCTGCAATGTACTCCCGATCGCACGAGTACTCTTCAAAGTTTTCCGCCGGCAGAAAGAGGTGCACCAGCGTCACCCGAGCAGTGTCGAGTGTAATAACCAGTATACCCTCTGGTCGAAACACCAGATTGACATCATTGATGATATCTTTGAGTACTTCAAATACAGTACGAAAGGCACTGGCCTGAATTGTTTTAATGCGCTGTACCATGAAAAGTCCGCGTTTGTTTACTTTATATTCGATTGATATGCATCAGAAACTTTTTTGTTGATTCGCTCCTCGAGATCACGTGTCATGGGCGGTGCAAGAGTTCTATGAAAATTATCAATGTCAAAGAAATTTCCAGAGTCGTGCGAGTCGGATTCATCAAGCATGGATGTTGCTAAACCAGACTGGTCATATTCTTCCACCGTCTCTTGAGGTCGGAGGGATTCAATCCATTGCCGAACATCGTTTCCTACAATCAAGCGCCCATCATTTGTTATAAGTGTCGGGACTCGAGTGATGTGTTTTGACGGAACTCCATGGGTCGTCACGTTATGGAACCGCACGACGTGAATGAGCGCTGGATTTTCCCGAATTTCCTGTATGACTTGATTCGAATACGGACAGCGGTCGCTATACACTAATGTAGCCATTACTCTTGGCACGGGTTTTGTATCCAACACCTGGGCGCATGTTTTTTCTTTGTACTAAGTAATGAAGGACTTTGCGTTGTTTATACTTGTCGCCATACTGGCATTTATGCTCTGGAATAATCAAAAAATGCCAGGTGAGACATATGTACAGACCGCGGATGCAGTAAGCCCTGCTGTCATCCAGTCCATTGCCAACTCTGTCCAGGCAATGTACCCTGACGTGTATCCTGTGCAGACCATTTACATCAACCCCCTTGCTGGGAGCCAAGGATCACAAATATACAATGCCCGCATGGTATTCATCAACACCCGTGGATACTTTGGTATTCAGTACGATATACAGGCGGATAAGTCCGGGAAAATATTGAGCATCTCGGAACTTCCAGTAACGAGCGTGGGTGATGTATTCCAGCCATATGCAGACGAGGTGAAATATTCTGCATTTAGTGATACCCAGGCTGTACTGGATCAGCAGTTTTCCGAGTTGAAGACACAGGTTCCCGGATACCAGGGCAAACTCGACACGTGGCTCGAGCAACTTCGTTCAAATCAATTCGCAGCAGCAGACCGTGCCGCGCGCGATGTCAACTCAAGCTATTATGAATCCGTGGAAAATGTTCGGGCCCAGGGGTACGGAAACGACAACGTATTCCTTTCGTGAAGCGTCACCCGCCTATGAGCCAAATATTTAGTATACATAGGAATGATTTCAGCTCAAGACGTGGCTGATCGTGAAAAGAAGAAACGGGACATTCGTAAAGCAACATACAAGGCAATTCTTGAACTCTTGTGCCGTAAAATTAAAAATACATCAGATCTCGGTGAACGTTCGACATTTCTCCAGATCCCTCCATTTCTTATAGGTTACCCAGTCTATGAAATAGATCCAACGACTGCGTACATTCAGAGACAGCTCACCCGACTTGGATACAGTGTAATCAAGGTTGCCCGTGGAACACTTGGCGTAAGCTGGAGCAGCACCAAACCATCCAAAGAACCCGTGATTATAGACCACTCGACGGAGGAACTACCTTCGCTCATAAATCTCCAGAAGATGGCGGCTCAGTATCGAAAAAAAAAGTAACAACAAGTAATGGTGACTCTTGAAAATGTTTTGAAAAATAGCACCATTCTGAACAAGTTGAGCGCAAAGGAACTTGCACACATGATGACGATTTCGAAAAATGTGAAAAATATAATCAACTCAAATCCTAGTCTGGTGAAGAAACTGAAAAATGCAAACTTGTATTACCGACGGCTGGCAAACGTGATTCGGACAGCGCCTCGCGAGGAGGAGTACAAGCCAACTCGTCGAAACATTACACGTGGAAAGATTATACGAAAGTACATGGGCGGTCTGCAAAATGTCAATCAGCTCGGGAGCTTTATCGGGCGTTCCATAAAGTTTCCCAGTACAGTTGTTCGTGTTCCAAGCTACAGCTATTTGAATCGTGTGCACCTAAGCGCACGAATTCTTGAAAATATTCGCAGACAAGCAAAAGGAAACTTGACCCGTAACGCGAACAATCGATCATTTGGATTCAGCATAGGACCTGCGAGATACACGCTGACAAGCAATGGTATGTTGACACGGTCAGTACATAGTCCAACGGAGGGTATGCGAACCGCCGTGCTCGTCCGAGGTGGCGTGAAACTTTCAAATATTCTTACAAAAGCAAATCGTAGGAGAATAGTAAATGAA